GTGATTGTTGGTGCAACAACTGGTGCAAGGGCAATTGTAATTCCTGGCTCAAGTGTTTTAACTTATGTCACACAAAACAATAGAGAATTTCAATCTGGTGAAAGGGTCACTGGTCAAACTTCAAGTGCATTTGCAACAATTGATGTATTGACAGAAGGTTCTAAAAATATTACAGAAAGATATGTTCTTGATACAGGACAAAGAGATAACTTTTATGACATTGCAAGAATTGTAAGAAAAGGTAACGCAGTCGCACCTACAGGTAGACTGACAGTTGTTTACAATTACTTTGAACATGGTGCTGGTGACTTCTTTACTGTTGACTCTTATAGTGGAGTAGACTATAAAGAAATCCCAACCTATACTGCAACAAGAGTTGACCCAGAGGTTCGTGAACCCTCTGGTGAATTTGACCTAAGAAATTCAATTGACTTCAGACCAAGAGTTGCTGATGCAACCATGACCTCGGCAACAAGTGGTCAAGGTATCGCAACCAAGAAGGTCACATCCATGTCCTTTAACTTTGGTTCACGTTCCTTCACTGGAACAGGTGGTCATAATGTTCTGATACCAAAAGATAACTCTAACATTGCATATGATTTTGAATTTTTCCTTGGTCGTGTTGATGTTCTTTTCTTAACGCAAAAAGGTGAATTTAAAATTTCATCTGGTACTCCAGCAGAAGAACCAGAACTTCCAAAGACAATTGAAAATGCAATGAAGATTGCAGAGTTTACATTCCCTGCTTATATGCTAGATATTGACGATGCAAGAACTGCCAAAGAAGATAATCGCAGATATACAATGCGTGACATTGGTAAACTTGAACAACGTATTGAGAATGTTGAATACTACACTGCATTAAACTTATTAGAACAAGAAGCACAGTCATTAGAAATTCTTGACGCAAATGGATTGAATAGATTCAAATCTGGTTTCCTCGTAGACAACTTTAAAGGTCACTCTACTGGTGACGTACAACATCCAGACTATAGGGTTTCTATGGATATGGAAGAAGGTGAACTTCGTCCTATGCATAAGATGAAGGGCATTTCTCTTTCAGAAGAAAATACCACTGATGCACAAAGAACAAATGACAATTATCAGAAAACAGGAGATATGATTACTCTTCCATATACTCATGTGGTTGTTGCACAAAATGGATATGCAAGTAGAGTTGAAAACCTTAACCCTGTTCTAAATTTTACTTGGACAGGTATTTGTAAACTTTCTCCATCTGGTGACGAATGGTTTGAAACCGAAAGAACGCCTGCACTGATTATCAATCGTGAAGGTAACTTCAATACCATTCTTGCACAAAACAGAAATTCGATTGGTACAGTTTGGAACGCATGGCAAACACAATGGTCTGGTACATCAACTTCTTCCAGAACATTTCGTGACCATTCTTTCTCATCTGCTGCATCACGTTCTGTGCCTGGTCGTGCGGTTATTACAAGAACAACTACAACGACTACTACTAGACGCTCTAGAAGTGGTATTAACACAAGAGTTGTTCCTCGTATCGACAGAGAGTCGCAAGGTGATAGAGTAGTATCAAGAGCACTTATTCCCTTCATTCGTGCAAGAAATGTTTCGTTTACAGTGACAGGAATGAAACCTCTCATGAGAGTTTATCCTTTCTTTGATAAACAAAATGTAGCTCAGTTTGTAACACCAACTGGTGGTTCACTTGGTGGGAACTTGGTAACAAGTGCTGCTGGTGCAATCTCTGGGGTGTTTGCAATTCCGAATCCAAATAGAAGAGGTAATGTTAGATTTAGAACTGGTGAGAGGGTGTTTAGACTTACAACATCCCCAACCAACTCAACTGACCCAGAACCAGAATCATTTGCACAGGCAACATATTCTGCAACTGGTATCTTGACTACGTTGCAAGAAACAATTATCGCAACTAGAAATGCAGATGTTATTAGAACATCTGTCAATGATACTCGCACGACTACTGATACCTCTACCAGAGATGCGGTCACTGGATGGTGGGATCCGCTAGCACAATCAGTTATGCCTCAAGCAGAGGGTGGGGAATACCTTACTAAAGTAGACGTATTCTTCTCACAGAAGGATGAAAATATTCCTGTAACCTGTCAGATTAGAACTATGAATACTGGTTATCCAACCACAAAGGTTCTTCCTTTTGCATCTAAAACATTACCACCATTTCGTGATGGAACGGTTGCAATGTCCAATGGTTCTGGAACGGTAACAGGTACAAACACTAATTTCTTAGAATTTGAAGTAGGACAAACAGTTACAGTTTATGGTGCTGGTAATGAAACTACCCCAACCGCAATGACAACTTTAGGTGGTGCAAATGGTGCTGGTGCATTGGTAACAAAAATTGCATCTATTGAATCTGCAACTTCTATGACGTTAAATGGAACGGCAAAAAGAGCAGTTAGTGGTGTTAAGATTTCTGAAGTCAACCACAGTAATGGTGCAGATAGTAGACCTACTACATTCCACTTCGACTCACCTGTATATGTACAGAACGGTGTTGAGGTTGCAATTGTTTTACAGACAGATTCAGAAAAATACCTTGCTTGGATTTCAAGAATGGGCGAAAAAGATGTTGGTGGAAATCGTATGATTTCAGAACAACCATATCTTGGTGTTCTCTTTAAATCACAGAATAACTCAACTTGGACTGCATATGACTTTGAAGACTTGAAGTTTACGTTGTATCGTGCATCTTTTAGCACAAACGTGAACGGTAAAGTTACATTGGTCAACGATGCATTAGATATTGCTTCACTTGAAAAAGACCCATTACAATTCTTTGCATCTTCTACAAATGTTAAGGTTACTCATCGTGACCATCATATGTATGACACGGATAGTAATGTAATTATTGCTGGTGCTAATTCTGGTATCTCTACTACATTGAATGGTGCAATTACAAGTAGTGCGACATCTCTTACACTTACAAGTGTTTCGTTGTTCCCATCAAGCGCCACCTCTGGTTCTATTCACTTAAAGATTGGTGATGAGATTGTGACAGGTACAATTTCTGGTACAACTGTTTCTTCTTTGACTAGAGGTGTGGATAGTACGACTGCTGCAGCTGCAGCAAATGGTGCAACGGTTGAACTGTATCAAATCAATGATGTGCCACTAACAGAAATCAATAAGACCCACACTACAATTTCAAATATCGGTATCGACTCATATGTTATTACAACAACTACACAATCGGATATTGCAAGCACAAGTGGTGGTGAGAACATGACTGCAACAGAAAACGCAATGATGGATGGTATTCAAACTCTTATTCCAACAATTGAACATCCAGATACCACTATTACTGCTGAACTTCGTGCAACAACTGGTACATCACCAAGTGGTTCACAATCATCTTACAGTACTGCGGCACTGACTGAACAAAACGCAGAGAAGATTACAATTGGTGAAAACTATTTCTTTAGTAATCCTAAATTGATTGCATCACAAATCAACGAGACAAATGAACTTGCTGGTAGTAAGTCAATGTTCTTAGATTTCAATATGTCAACCACAAAAGAAAACTTGTCTCCTGTAATCGACTTAGATAGAAGGTCTATCGTTGCATTTACAAATAGGTTGAACAATATTGACAGTTCTTCTGATGTGTTCCCAACAACTGATTATGTTGCTCCAACAGAACCAGATGGTGACAGTAACGAAACGATTTATTGTACCAAGAGAGTTACACTACAGAACCCTGCTACTTCGATAAAGGTTTTTCATAGTGCAGTAAGATTCTCTGGTGCAGAAATTCAACTGATGTATAAGATACTTCGTTCAGACGATGCATCTGACTTTGACGAAATCGGTTGGAGATACTTTAACACAAGTGGTGGGCCAGACGTTTCAGTAAACGAATCAACAACTGCCGATGACTTTATTGAATACGAGTACACACAAAATGACCTTGAGGAGTTTATCGCATTTGCAATCAAGATTAGAATGCAAGGGATTAATTCTTCTGAACCACCAAGAATTAAGGACTTGCGAGCAATCGCATTGGCGACATAATGACTGACTATTTAAAAGTAGAAGGACATGAACACCTTGTCAGAGATATGGGTTCAACTGCAATCGTAAATACAAATAGATATGCTTACATAGCAGCAGTCGAAAGGTCAAGGAACGCACAAAAACAAAAAGATGAATTAAGGGATGCGACAAGAGAGATAAATAGTTTAAAGTCAGAAATGCATGAGATTAAAAGTCTTTTGTTGCAAATGGTAGAAAAAGATGGCAGATAGAAACGCACCAGCATCCTTCACTTTTGAAGAGTGGAGAGTAGAATTTAATGAACTGGCAACAGATGTCGGTGATATCGCTGGTATTACAGGTGCGTCTGGAATTATTGCATCTGCGACAGATGTAGTAGAAGCAGTCACATTATTAAATACAGCAGTTAATAATACCGATTTAGACTTTACTGCTGACAGTGGTTCTGCTGGTTCTGTAAGTGAGAATGAATCTCTTGACTTTCAAGGAACTGCAAATCAAATAACAACGACAAGTGATGGTAATAACCAAGTCACTTTTGCACTTGCAAATACTATCAATGTCGGAACAGGTTTTACAAACAGTGGAATGACAGGAACATTAACATTTCCATCAATCGGTGGAGTAATATCTACTGAAGGATTTGGTATTGCTCTTGCCGTTGCATTAGGATAACAGGAAGGTAAAAATGGCAAACAATTTCGTAAACAGTTTTGCAAGTATTGTGACTGCTGGTGAGTTCTATCAGTCGGATGCGTCAGATACTTCAACTGGGCCGCAAACAGTTTATACTGCGAACAACGGTTCAAGTGGAGTCAATTCGATTCTCATCGAACTGGACGCAGCTAACACTGGAACTTCTGGTATCACGGTATCTGCATTTATTCAAGATACAAGTGCAACATTAGGAAGCATTACTAGTGTTGTATCATCTTCAGATGTTGCAACAGTAACAACTGGTTCTGCACATGGTCTGAAAGTTGGACAATATGTTAATGTAACAGGTTCATCAACTAACTATGTAAATGGAATGTACAAAGTAGCATCCGTACCAAGTACAACAACATTTACATACGCACAAAACTCTAGTGCAGCAAACGGCACTGCTGCTGGAACAATTGTAATTTATAAATCATATCACATTGTGAAAGACGCTCCTATTCCTGCCAGTGCTACTTTGAAAGTTGTTGCTGGACAGAAGGTTGTTCTAAACTCAAACGATAAGGTAATCGCATACGCAAGTGCAGGCACTTGTGATATTGTCGCTGGAATTCTACAGGAAGTAACGTAATGTCTTATATTGGTGTACAAGCAACAAATAGATTAAGTCCATCTTTTGTTAAAGAGGATTTTACAGGTAACGGTTCTGCCACTCAATTCACTCTGACGAATGAAGTGCCTGGCGGTAACGAGGATAATGTTATGGTTGTGTTATCAAACATTGTTCAAGAACCTACTTCTGCGTACACTATTATTGATGACAGTAATAACCTTCCTAAAATTTTAAAGTTTGATGCCGCCCCAGGCAACGGCGAAAAGATTTATGTGGTACATCATGGTATCGGAACATATACCAGAAAACCTGCTCCTGGCTCAGTTGGTATCAACGAACTAGAAGCAAACATGAAGACCTTTCCTACTGACACATTCACAGGAAACGGTTCTGCAACCGCATATACTTTAAGTGAGACACCAACCAGTGCATCTAGTGTTATGGTTTTTGTAGATGGTATTCTTCAGAAGTCATCAACAAACTATGGTATCTCTGGTGCAACTTTAACATTTACATCTGCTCCTGCTAACAGTGCAGAGATTGAAGTGAAACATCTTGGATTCCGTGGAGTTCAAAGAAGAAGTACAGGATATAGTTTAGACACCTTTACAGGTAATGGGTCATCAACAGCATTTACTCTTTCTAATGCAGTGAGTGTTAATGACGCATTTGTATTTTACAATGGTGTATGTATGCAACCAACAACGGACTATGGTATCAGTGGTGTCACTTTGACATTCACCTTTACTCCACTAAATAGTTCAAACATAATGGTGAGGTATCAAGTCTAATGGCAACTAACGCAAAAAATTTAGCAGAGTATTTAAATAACGAAACAACATCTGCAACAGCAGATATTGCAAACGCTTCTATTACTGCCGATAAACTTGCTTCAAACGCAGTAACGACTGCAAAGATTGCTGATGATGCAGTATCTAGTGCAAAACTTTTTGCAGAAAATCTTGGTCGTAGAAATATTGTTATCAATGGTGCTATGGAAATAGCTCAGAGAGGTGCATCTGCTACTGGAAAGGGTGCGTCTAGTTTTTTCCAGTTAGATAGATTTAGACAAAATCATAATGGTAACTCAGCAGGAAGATATACAGTAACGAGAGATGGTTCTAGTGGTTCTGTACATGATGGGTTTACTAAGTCATTAAAACTTGCTTGTACTACAGCAGATACTTCTATTGGAAGTTCTGAAAGATTTTTTATTGAATATCCTTTTGAGGGTCGAGATTTACAACAATTCAGAAAAGGTTCATCTGATGCTAAAGATTTTGTAGTGTCTTTTTATGCAAAAGCAAATGGCAACTTTACATATGTTGTTGGGTTTTATGATAATGATAATAATAGAACAGTAAGTAGAACCTTTTCAGTTACATCAAGTTGGCAAAGATTTACAATAAACTTTGGTGCAGATACAAGTGGTGCATTTGATAACGATAATGCTTTGAGTTTACAATTAAGATTTTATCTTCATGCTGGTTCTAATTACACTAGTGCATCTCTTCAAACTTCATGGAACGCAGTAAACAATGCTGCTACTGCTGGTGGTATGACAAGTTCATTTTACAGTAGTACAGATAATACATTCTTTTTAACTGGTGTTCAACTTGAGGTTGGTGATAAGAGTGATGGAACTTCTACAGCTACACCATTTGAACACCGTCCATTCTATGATGAACTTGTACTTTGTTCTAGATATTATAGGGCAATTGGAAGAATTATGCAAGGATATCGTGAAGGATATTCTACAGCGGCAATAACATTATATCCTGGCATGAGAAGAATTGGAAATGATGCAACCAATATTGTTGGAACTATTGGTAGTAGTGGTGTTATGTATAGTAGAACTGGTGTAAATGATAGTACTGGAACATTAAACGGTACTATTGGACATTCATCATCTTCAAATGACCAAGCATTACAAGTTTCATTTAGTCATAATGGTGCTTCAACTGGTTCATCATATAATGGTACAGTTGGTGCATTGTATGTAGATAGTGTAACTTTTGATGCAGAATTGTAAGGAAAAATATAATGGAAATAAAAAATATTACATCAGCAAAATATAGTCATATAAGAAATCCAGACAATTTAACAGAAATTTGGAGTAATAATAAAATTGTATTTACAATGAATGATGGTACGCTTGTTTGTTATGCTAAAACTTTTGCTGAAGATGCCGATGCAAACCCAGAAGTTGCAGAATGGTTACAAAGTAATACACCATCAGCAGCTGATGACTTACCAGAGTAGTAATAAATAATATTATAGGAAAGAAATAAATGTCAGAATCATATATTGGATTAGACCCATCATACGGTGCATTTGAAAAACAGTTAATCACTGGTGACGGCACTGCGTCTACATTTGACTTAGACTATCCTGTTGGTCAGGCTGGTCAGTTGTTGGTGTCTCTTGATGGTATTGTTCAAGAACCAGAATATGCTTATTCCATTTCACTTTCAACTGGTGAACCAAAAATTAACTTTGCAGACGCACCCTCAAATGGTGCAAGAATCTTTATTACATACTTGGGTAGACAGTTATTGTCTGCTGTTCTCGCAACAGCATCACCACACATTGATGAGTTCAATGGTAATGGTTCAACAACCGCATTTACATTAACACAAACGCCCGCAGCAGCAAACGCTGCAAACTTCATGGTGTTTGTTGATAATGTTTATCAGAGATACGGTTCTAGTTATGCGTACACAGTTAATGGTACTACTCTGACGTTTACCTCTGCTCCACCTAGTGGAACAAATAACATTCAAGTAGTTCAATTATCACAACAGAACACACTAAATACTGTTGCAGATGGAGCAATCTCTCTTACTAAATTGAGTTTTGACCCAGCAGATGATGCAACTGCATTAGCAATCGCTTTAGGATAGGAATATGGCAAACACATTTAAAAACGCTTCAGTCGCAAATGTCGCTAACGGTTCGTATTCTACATTGTACACAACACCTTCTGCAACAACTACGGTTGTTTTAGGTTTGTCTCTTGCAAATAAAACTACAAATGCAGTGACAGTACAGTGTCAGTTTACAGACAGTTCAGACTCAAATGCAACCAGACAACTTTTGGAAAATGTCTCTATTCCAGCAAACACCACACTTGAGGTATTCGCTGGGCAGAAATATATTTTGGAAACAGGAGATATCCTCAAAGTTAAAGCTGGAACAGGGTCAGCGATTGACGCCGTTCTGGGTGTAATGCAAATCACATAGGAGATAATTGATGCCCTTTTTAGGTAAATCACCAACCGCTGGTTTCGCATCAATCGTCAAAGATGATTTAACACCAAACGGTTCTACAACAGCATTCACGTTATCAAAACAAGTTGCAAACGCAAATGATATTGCGGTCTTCTTGGGTAACGTAAGACAAGAACCGACTGATGCCTATACGGTTTCTGGTACAACACTTACCATGTCAGAAGCGCCTGCAAGTGGATTGAACTTCTATGTTCTGCATATTGCTGGAACAGTTGAGAGTTCGGTTGTGCCTGCCGATGGAACTATTAGTTCTGCAAAACTTTCTTCTGGGGCTGCACTCGCAAATATTGGAAGTGGTACAATTACAGATGCAAAGATTGCTTCTGGTGTTGATGCAAGTAAACTCACAACTGGTGACCTTCCTATTGGTTCTTTTCCTGCTGGTACTATTATTCAAGTAGTAAGAAATGTTGGAACAACACTTTATTCAAATAACTCATCTTCTACTTACCTTAATATCGCTGATATAAACACTTCAATAACACCAAAGGCTGCAAATAGTATATTATTTTTTCAATTATCTGGTCAAACATTTAAAAATGGTATGCAAAATGGTCAAAGTGGTGTACAAATGGAGTTGCGTGATAATACGAATAACTCATTGATTATGGAATACAGAGGAATTAATTTTCACAATGCCAGTTCCACTTCTCAATGTATGCAGTATTTTTGTTTTAATGCTACAACATCTGCTTCTAATACGAATGCAAGAGAGTATAGATTAAATTATCGTAATGATGAAAGTTACAACGCCGTAAATCAGGCCACTCAAATTGGTTGGAATAGTAGTTCAAATGGCCCACAATGTATGGTGATTTATGAGATTGCACAATAGGAGTTATTATGGATTTAACTAAATTAAATGAAGCATTAACAGAATTAGGTATAACCGAATATGCGATTATGGGCGCAGTAACTAACGAGTCTGATTTTAATAATAATTTTAAAAAAATTACTGCTACTGATAAAGATGGTAATGGTACATTTTCATCTGACCCTAAAGATTGGGGTGTAACATGGTCACAAGTAAAAACAAAATATGATGCTTTAGTTGCTGATGAACCTTTAAAACTTCTTAGGGTACAAAGGGATGGTAAACTTGCAGAAACAGATTGGATTGTCATCAAAGAAAGAGAAGAAGGTGGTTCGGTATCCAACTTCGCTGATTGGAAAACATACAGACAGGCACTTAGAGATATTACAGATACATACACATCATTGGATGATGTTGTGTGGCCGGAGAAACCATAATGCCATTAAGTAAAATACAAGGAATTGACGGACAGGTTACACCAAATCTTGGTCGTAGGAATCTATTGATTAATGGTGAGTTCCAAATTTTCCAAAGAGCCACCTCAGCAACTAATCCAGGCGGTGGATATGATACTGCTGATAGATGGAGAAGTTCTCAGAATAGTGGTGGATTAGGAAACTATAATGCTGAACAATCTACTGATACACCAAATGGTTTTGGTTTTTCCTATAAACTAACTAAAAGTGGTGTAGAAACACAAAATTCTGGTAACTCTGCATATATTGAACAATATATTGAAGGACAAAATGTACAACATCTTAATTATGGAAGTTCAAGTGCAAAAAAACTAACTGCATCATTTCATGTCAAATCAAGTGTCACTGGAACTTATGGTTGTTTTCTAGGTGACGGTACAAGTAATGGAAAGAAGAATGTTCAGACTTTTACTATAAGTTCTGCTAACACATGGGAAAAGAAAGTATTAACCTTTAATGGTGATACTGCAACTGCACTTGATAATGACAATAGTGCAGAGTTAGTTTTTGGAATTGTTTTAGGTGCTGGTACAAATTATCATACTGGTACTACTAATTCGTGGTTATCTGCTGCTAGTCCTTCTGCATTATCAACATCTTCTCAAACACAGTGGCCTCAAACAGATGGTGCAACTTTCTTCATGACAGGCATTCAGCTTGAGGTAGGCGATACGGCCACAGATTTCGAGCACCGCTCATTCGGTGAAGAGCTTTCGCTTTGTCAAAGGTATTATTGTAAGTCTAATAGTCAAGGAACTAACCCAGGCACAGCTACTGGCGCCGGTGCTGTAAAAGGTATAAGAGGAGATGGCACATTTGTATGTAATTTGGTTTTTCCTCAAGAGATGAGAGCCGCTCCAACTATAACATTGTATTCGCCCACAACTGGTGCATCTGGTAAATGTAGAAATCTGGCTGGGTCTGGTTCTGACGAAACATCTTCTAGTTTTGATGTGGGAACAAGAAATGCTGGTTTCACAATGGGAAGTGCAGGCTTGCATTCGGGCAACACAGTACACTTTGAAGCAACTGCGGAGTTATAAACATGAATGAAATGAATATTGAATCGGCCAGATATTTTGAAATAAATGGTGTTAGGGAAAGTATCACAATCGTAACTGATGGTATTACAATGTCAGTGCCCATTTGTGAGGGTAATATTCACTATGACGAAATCATGCGTCAAGTAGCAGAAGGCACATTAACAATTGCAGACGCAGACTAAATATGATAAAGGAAATTAGATCATGCC